GCGTCATGGCAAGCCGGCCGCGGGCGTCCTCGAGCTTGAGGCCGCCAGTGGAGGTGAGGAAATCAGCGAGCTCGGAGACAGCAAACCCCCTGTAGGTGTGCTGATTGCCTCGCTTGAGCGATAGGGCCGAACGCCTGGCGAGGCGCAGGATCCCCCTGGCGTTCAGCATGACGGAGAGGACAGAGAAAAATATCGGGATACGGTAGCTGTTCCACTTGAGGAAGGCCGTCAGGTAGCCAGTAGCGAAGCTCGGCGCAAAAATCAGGGCCGCAATCAGCAGCACACCGGCGAGCCGGAGGGCCGCTTTCGTGATTGCCTCTTTCGACGAGTCGTCGATCCATCGGAGGAACTTCGCGTATAGCGTAGCAGAAAGGGATCTTTTGGCGATGGGGCCGGCCGGTGGCTGCGTGATCTGCAGCTTCGGGGTCATGGTGATGGTGGTCATCGGAGGGGGGGGTAGAGGGAGAGGTCCTTGTCGGGGTTCGCCAGGAGCCAGCGCTTGAGAGCGCGGTTCGAGTCGTAGGGGGGCTCGGGATCGATCCATTCCATCAGGGAGAGGGCCAGGGACCCGCCCGAGGGGATCCGGAGGCCGAGAGTCATGGGAATGTTCATGTGTGTGTGGGGAATTGAAATAGGGAAAACGCCAGTTTCAGGTCGGGGGCCTGGCCCGGTCTAGGGCGGAGCGCGGGGGAAGGGGTTTGTTTTCACTGCTGCTATAATAGCATAATTCGCTTACGGTGGAAACCCAATTTTATGGGGAATAGAGTGGAATAGAGTGGTATATTTTGCGGGTATTCTTTCCCCCCATCTTATGGGTAAATCCTTACCAGGGGCAGGCACGGAGGTCCCTCCGCCGCCCCTTTCTCCTATCTGGCGCGGCGACGCGCACTACATCCGGGCGATCCCGATCTGCCGCAGCTGCGCGATCGAGCGGAAGTTCCGCGCCGGCGAACTGGCCCCGCACCCCGACGAGTCGACGCGGTGCCAGATCGAGAGCTGCGAGAACCGGTCGTCATACCTCTACATCGACTCGTGACCGGCCCCTGTTTTTTACATACCTTTCTCCCTCTCTCATGGAAATCAGAACCTACAAACCAGACACGCACCGGGTCCGCATGCTCGTCTACGGGAGCTCCGGAGTCGGCAAGACGGTCTTCTGCGCCACGGCGCCGAAGCCCCTGTTCCTCGCGGTCGAGGAGGGCCTCCTGTCCCTCTCCGACAAGAACGCGCAATACGTCCGCATCCGGACGCTCCAGGATATGCGCGACATCGTCTCCGCGCTCAAGGCGAACAAGATCCTCGACGCCAAAGGGAAACCCATGGACTACGAGACCATCGTCATCGACTCCCTCACGGAGCTCCAGCAGGTCATCATCATCGGCCTCACGGGAGGCAAGAGACCATCCCGGGACCAGTGGAGCGACTTCGGCGATCGCATGGCCGAAGTGCTCCGGAGCTTCCTCGACCTGGACAAGCACGTCATCTTTACCTGCCTCGAATCGGAGAAGTCCGACGAGGACGAGGATGGCCGGGAGTTCTCCCGGTTCCAGCCGGAGCTTTTCGGGAAGCTCGCGCAGAAGACGATGGCGATGATGGACTTCGTTGGCCGCTACTACATCAAGACGGAGGTCGTCGCCGACCGCCCGCAGTCGAAGCGGGTCCTCACGTTCTCCTTCTCCCCGCGGTGGGCGGCAAAGGACCGCTCTGCGAAGCTCCCCCAGTTCGCAGACCCCGACTTCACGAAGCTCATGACGGAGTTCGTGAAAATCAAGATCGGCGAGGGGAAGCTCCTCGGGACCGTAGACTCCGGCATGGCCGCCCCGAAGCTCACGTTCCCGCCGGAGCCGAAGGACACCATCTGCACGAAGGAGCAGCAGGCAGAAATCAAGGAGGCCTGGAGGAAGTACATGACGCTGTTCCGCAACCCCCAGGGGCTCCCCATCCCGACGAAGAAGCACGACGCCTACCTCCTGCGGACCATGAAGGAGCACACCGGGGCCGACACTACGACGAAGCTCCGCAAGAAGCAGGCCGACCAGTTCTTCGGTCTGCTTCTGGACAAGATCAAGGAGCTCGAGAAAACGAGCGACACTCCCGCCGCGGCGGCGGAGGCATCTCCCCAGTCCCCCATGCAATCATGAAGCTCACAAAGCAGACCATCCGCCGCCGCAAGCGGTTCTCCGGCGACCTCCGGTCCTGGATCCTGCGGCACGGCCTCACGCACGATCGCGCGGCCGAAATCATCGGCATCGAAAAGGGATCCGTCCCGTCCATCTCGAAGTGGATCACCGGGGCCTGCCACGGGCCCCAGCTAGGCAAGCTGGAGAAGTTCCGCATCCGCATGGTCGACTACGACAGGGCGCACCGCACGGGGCCAGGAAGGAGGCCAGCGGAAACAACTCCGAGGCCGGACCAGATACAACTCCCGCTCGCCGGCGCGGCAGAGAACGGGCCCGGAGGAGCTGGAGGAGGGGAAGCGCCCCTCCCGTCCATCGTCATTGGCCAGGGCATCAGGGTGACGATCACCGGCCCGGGGCTCTCCTACGAGGGGACCCTCTCGAGGGAGCAACTCGCCCCGCTCCTCTCCATTATCTACCCCCCCCTCCGATGACCCAGCTACTCACCGAAGAACAAAGGACCAATTTCCCGGTCGAGCACCTCTCCCCGAGCTCGATCCGGAAGTATCTCGAGAATCCGCACGGTTTCTTCAAGAACTACGTCCGTCTCGAGTATGACGACACACTCTCTCCGGCGTTGCTCGAGGGGGATGCGATGCACCGGGTCCTGGCCGAGTACTACGACGGCCTCACGAAGGCCCCACAGCACCGCAAGCAGTTCGACCATGCCGCGGCGGCCGAAAGGATCCTCCTCGAGGTCTTCAACCCGGAGGCCATCGCGAAGACGAAATTCGGGAAGACCGGGTCCCTGGAGAAATCATTCGCAACCGTCCGCGCCGCGATCGGCTTCTACTTCGCGGAGCTCCCGGAGATCGAGACGGTCGTCTCCGTCGAGGAGCGGTTCCTCACGGACTTCGAGGACCTGGAGAACGAGCCGATGCCGATCCCCCTCAAGGGGTTCACCGACCTCGTCACGCTGCAGGTGGACGACTACGTCATCCGTGACCACAAGTTCGTCGCTTCGTTCTCGATCGACGGGGACGGCGTCATCGACGTCCAGAAGTTTGCGGCGTATGAGATGCAGGCCGCTCCGTACTTCTTCCTCACGCGCAAACGCTATGGAAAGAGCCCGACCAGGATGGTCTTCGATGAGGTCAAAAAGTCGAAGAACCGGGACGGCGGGCAGCAGCGCCAGGAGGTCGTCGTGGAGTTCGAGCCGAAGATGCTCAACCGGTGGCTCGAGATCTACCGGCGCGTCGTGAAGTCCCTCGCGGGGATCCCGCTCATCGACCCGGAGACCGGCGTCGTCCAGTTCCTCCCGAACCCATTCGCGCAGTTCGCCGAGGACTCCTGGGCCGACTTCTGCGAGGAGGTCGACTCCGGACGCGTCTGGACGCTGGACAAGATCCGCGAGATCCGCAGCTCGAAGTTCGCGCGCCCGGAAGAAGTCGAAGCTCTCTTTTAGCTTCCACTCCGTTCCGCTATACTCCACATCGCCCCATCCACCTATGAAGACCATCATCCTCAAGAACGGCCAGAAGCAGGTCGTCTACCGGCCGAGCGAGGTCGGACCCATGATCGGCTACCACCCGAAGATCGTCGGGAACATGGTCCGCATGGGCGCCATCAAGGCCGTGAACCTCAGCTTCGGGGCGTCGCAGCCCCGATGGTGGATCCCCAAGGTGGAGGTCCGGAGGATCAAGCAGGTCCTCCTGCGCGAGTCCTTCGCCTCGTACATGCGCGGCCTCAAAAAGAAGCGCTGACCTGTGGAAAACCCCGGCCGGGGTGTGGATAACTTTTCCACACCCCGGTTCGTCGATCGTGTGGAAAACCCCGGCCTACCTAAGAAAGTTACGCACAGGAAATCCACAGGATCGCCGGAGTTTTCCACACCCTGGAAGTATGGTATTTATGACGATATGACATGATGATTTTGGCTTCGACAATATGAAAGAGAGGGATTGTATGGAGTCCGTTCGTACACGATGCCAAGACATAAATGTGGAAAACATGGAATACACCTCTACGATGAATTATAAATACAAAACATTTTTATTTTTTTATAGTCCGGATTGCTCACTGTGGAAAACTTCGACTTTGCAAAGAGGAACGGAGTGGTATGATTCCGCAGAAATGGATCTGGAAATCAAGCACCGGCCCCGGAAGATCTGGCTCATCTCCGACACGCACTTCCGGCACCGGCGGCTCATCGAGAAAGGCTTCCGACCTGCGGACTTCGAGGCGAGGATCGAGAAGAACTGGAACCGGCTCGTGAACCCTCTCGACGTGGTGATCCACCTCGGGGATGTGATCGTCGGCCGGGAGGAGGAGATCGAAGGTATCAACGATCGGCTCAACGGCTCGAAGATCCTGGTCCGAGGGAACCATGACAACCGATCGACCACGTGGTATGTGGACCGCGGATTCGCGATGGTCGTCGACAGCATGACTCTCGGCCCATGCCTGCTGACACACGAGCCGAGCGAATGGAGGAGGGACTGCAGGTTCAACGTCTGCGGACACCTGCACGACGACGGCCACCGGTCGGACGAGTACGACCTCGTTCGTGGGTTCCACAAAGTCTTCTCGCTCGAGCGCGAGGACTACTGCCCGATCCTCATCACGAAGTTCATCCAGAGCAATGACCCTTTTCCCTCCTGACCATGTACCTCGAAAAAAGAATCACGATTCTCGCGACCGCGGCCGACAATGGAGTCACCGAGGACGCCGGGATAGCCTCCTGGGGAAACCCCGAGGCCCTGGCTCTCCTGGAACGCCTGACGCTTGGGAAGTCCGTCATCATGGGCCATAAGAC